CCCGCTGTGTAAGATACCATATCCCAGATATTAATCACTTGTGCCCTCCTCTTCTATTTCTCCCGCGTCCGGCATGATTGTTGACCGGCAATTATAATGAAACGGGGGCATATTCACCCCGACTTGCGCGTCCTCGAGCTTATAGAGCTTGTCCTCTTGCGCGATTCTTCGGCATATTTGAGTGGTCCGATCGTCTAGCACGACCAAGATTCTATAATACTCAAGTCCCGCTTTCTGATACCGCTTGATAGTGGCCCGATTTATGACGGCCGTCGCGTCAGTCCTTACCAACGTTTCAGCTCGAGACCGTGCCACATTGAACTCTTTCCGGATCTCGCGAGCCATATCTTGCGGGCTGTCCCCACGTATGAAGCCTTGCTTAAATACCTCTTTTAGCTTCTGCGCGAGGCTGTCAGTATTGCCCCAAAGTTGCTCAGAATAGTTCCGGCCGTTAAATGGGGTTTTGACAATCTCTTCAAACGCTGGACGATTGACCGCGCCTGTGCGACCTCCCATTGCCTTTCTGTACGCGTATTCCGCGACGTTGAATAAATACTTCTCGAAGCTCTTATGAAGCGCCCCTGTGAGCACTCCGAGCCTGTGGATAGCTTCCAGCTGCAAAGCCTCGATTCTGATCGCTCGAGCTGACGCGTATTGTTGGTTCAATCGCTTCAATAACTCTGGATCCTTTTCAGCTTGCTCGCGGTATAACGTCGCATTGTCCACATAGTCGCTCAGATCCTCACCTCTAAGGCGCTTCGTTGCGTCTTGGTAAGTGAGTTCATGATCTTCGGCGTATTTTGCGTAAAAGTCAAACAACGACTTTTGAAGCCTTACCGCTTCGTTGCGGTAAGTTTTTTCTAATTCTGCGAAAAAGTCTATATCTTTTCGGTCAACGTATTCGAATATCTCCCGGGCGCGTGCTTCCCAGTATTCATCATGGGCGCTTATCTTCAATTTCTTCATCTGCTGCTACCTCGCCGGCTTGTGGCTCGATTCGTGGGAGCATTTCAAGCGCTTTTTCCGTCTCTTCTTTCATACGTTTCAATTCGACTTCTGCATTTACGCCCGTCACTTGCTCGAGCATTTCGAAGATCGTTTGCTCACTCACAACGCCATATAGATTTTTGGCCATTGCCACAATCTCAGCGTCATTTTGTGGGATATTTGGCGTAAATACGACGCTCGTCTCATTGATAAGACTGTAATTGTCCGAATCGTTGCCCTTGATCTTCCAGATATTGACTGCTAAACGCAAACGACGCATAAGGCCTTTTTCAAAGAGCAATTCTTGTTTGCCTCGATAGTTGTCGGACGCCATAAGTTTATATTTCATAGCTTCGCCCGATTGTGTGCCCGCAAAGTTGCTGTCCGTCGTGTCTGGCGTAAATGTAAAGCGCATGATATCTTGAACTAGCCGTTCCTTATACGCTTCAGCTCCGGCCGTGTCGTATGACTTGACAAGATAGTTCGCGCTCGGGCTCGATCCACCCGGAATCGGGTTATCGTCGAGAACTAAGATTTTAGCTTTCTTAAACGCTTGAGATACCCCAAGGCGCCCGTTTGGATTGATCCGGCCATCGTCTAAGAAGTCCTTATCGTCAACCCCAGTAAACGGGTTCCCAGAAATCACCAAAAGAGCCTCGTTACTGTCTTGCTGGAAGTTCGCAAGCTCTGACTGTGACAAGTCGTAAGCGTCGATTGAGTCCAGTACAGCTTCAAACGCGCCTGTCCGGTCCGTATTATTGCTAAACTCGTTCACCGGTACGCCATTAAAGAAGTGTTCGCTTGTATCTTTGAGATGAAGCGTGTCCGTGTCTTGGTTGTCGTCCACATACTCGTAAATAGCGTTACTAGTATAAACCTTTACAAAATCGCGTTTGTGGCCGTTACCGTAACTGATAGAGTAATAGTTAATAGCCATCAAAGAGCACTGCTCGTAGCTGTCGTCATAAATAACAAAAGTTTGCTCTGGATCCATACGATAGAGCTTGACCCAAACCGAGCCGTCCTCGTCTTGATACGTATTCAATAGCTCGTAAGCACGGCCATAGATCGCGAGATCTGTCTTGATCGCGACGTTGTGGTCCTTTTCGTTGTTTTGCTTTGAAAACTGGTCAATCTGTTTCTGAATCTCCGCGTTTTCGTTTTTATACTCGACCGGGTTCCCCAGCATATAGCCTTGCTCGAAAATAGCAATGTATTTCGCCCAGTCGCTCGCGATTCGGTTGTCCGCGCTGTATGGGTCACTTTTCGCTTCTCTGTACTTGATATTATTATCAGCGAGATAATAGCGTTTCAGCTCTTTCAACCGGTCTAATTGCTCAGATCTGTGCGTTCCGATATAGTTTTTTAGACGCTCGATCCATTTCTGGCCTTCGTATTCGATCGTTTCAAAATCTTCAGCCGTCATGATGAATTGACGATTCGCGTTCTCGTCGAAGCGTCTCCCTTTTAGGAATTTCACTTGTCCTTATTCCTCCTTTAGAAATAATATTGCGCGCTTTGCATACGCTCTTTAACTGTGCTGCTTGTGTCGTATACGTGCTGTGAATAAATCGCGTATCTTACCGCGTCTAGTACGTCGTCATGCTCTTTTAGTGGTTCCCCCGTGCGCTCATTCCAGACGTATTGGTATATCTCATCTTTGAACTTGCGTACCTTGTTTGATACGACAAAAAAACGGCCACCCTTCATGAGTTTGGCCACCTCTTCAATCCCAGATAATACCGACTTATACGCATTGAAACATTTGAGCCGTTCGCGGTTAAACCGTCCGACGTGCTCGGGCCGTGCGCTATCAGCCCAAAAGAATATATCACCGTACCGTGCCTTGATATCTTTTGCAACGTCAACCCAGAAGTCAATCTCTTTGTACTGGTGCGCGTGCTCTTCGAGTATGTACACATCTCCGGCCTCGGTTTGCCCAATAACAACGATCGAGCCCCAGTGCTCATACCCCCAGTCAACCCCTGCATAGATCTTTGCGAAATGCTCAGGCGCTTTCTTAACGTACATTTCCTCTTTAAAGTCACGATAGACCGCACCTTCACCAATCACCCATTTTCCATAGATCCCGCGCTCTGTGAACATACCCGAGGGCGTCGTTGCGATCAAGTTATCCACGTATCGCTGGTTTAAAAACGTGTTATCGAAGATTGTAAAATGATTCGCGATGATCTTTTCATCGTCTGCCTTGTCGATATAATCGACTTTTAGCCAATGTTTTGGGTGGTCCGGGTTGGTATCGCATATAATACGCGCGCCATATCCCGAGCAACGTTTCAGAATTTCGTCGAAAACCTCTTTATTTGCGAGCGTGGCCTCGTTTACATAGGCCCCAAAGGCTGTCATACCCCGGATAGCTTTTAGGCCCGCTATCGAGCCCGTAAACGTCGTAACGACGTATACGCCGAATAAGGTAAAGTTCCCGTGTCGGTCAAACTGAAATTCGTGTCCGTAAGCGTCCGTGATTTCGCGCAAGATATTTGTTTGAAGCGTCCCAGATGATACCGCGCCTAAAATGTACATAGGCTTTTGAACTCTGACTTTAGCAGCGTTTTTCTTGACCCGTTTCAACTCCATCAAAAAAAGATCATTGTCGAGCTTGGTTTTTCCTGCCCGTACCGCGCCGTGATTAATCATCATGTACCAGTCACGATCAACCGAGCGCTGTAAGATATCAATCTGTTTTGGGCTGTATAGATTTTCAAGAGCCATCTTTGACCACTCCTTCCAGCTTGTCGAAGTAATCGGACATGATATCTTCTGAAACGACATTGCCTTCCAAGGCTTGCTCGCGTTTCTTGTTCTCGAGCTGTTGGGCCTTGATTCGTTCTTTCTGCTCTTTCTTGTCGAGGTTGTCTTTCGTGCCCTCGTTGCCGTTCATCTTGGCCAAGAGCTCAATAGCCCGTATATCACCTTTAAGAGCCTTTTGAAGAAGGACTGTCGCGATCGCTGTCTGGTTCGTCGCGTTTAGGCCCTTCTCCTCAAGTGCTTCTTTGAGCTGTGGACTGAAAACGTCCATCTCCAAAATTTGATTGACTTTCTTTTTTAGATCCGCTTTCTCTCGTCTAGCCTTACCCGAGGCGATACCAGCTTTTCGGGCATTTCGTCGGCGTTCCTCGGGTGTTCGTTGCTCATTTGGTATTAGATTGTCTGCACCAGCCATCGCCTCACTTCCTTACTTTTGATTTTTTTATTTGTGCTTGTACTAGTCAACTTTCTTTTTTTCTCTCTTTTAAACCACCAAAAAACAGCCTCCCCAGAAAGGAATAGGGGGAGACTGAAAAGAAAAGTATAGAGTATTAGAAATGTCTGGCAAGGGGAAGAACTAAAGAACCTTACCAAAAGCGGACAGGCGGAATCGAACCGCCGAAACGAAAAATTTTTAAAAAAATATAAGGAGATCCCATAACCGGGGAAAAGTTTTTTTATGAAAGTAAAAACGTGCTGCTGTTACTGTTGGCTTGGCCCTGTTGTCCGCTGGAAGATCTCTGTTTCCTTCAATCTTCCGATAATACAATTTTACCACCTTTTTTTGAACACTTTTCCCAAATTTCAGCGTGTTTTTAAAAAAATACTTGTAACCTTTTTTTCGAGGCCTTCGAAAAAGGGTTTGATAACATTCCGATAAACCGAGTTTTTCGACATAAACAACTCGAGGGCCACACCTTCGACGTTTTTTGATTGTGTCACGTATAAGCATTTGATCGCCTCCCAGATTGTAGGTTCACACTCGTTCGTGTACTCATCTATCGCTTCCGCTAGTGTGTACAGCCGAATTAGTTCCGGATCGTTTTCTTTAAGGATCACGTTTTTCAAGGCTTCCGGCGTGTTACTTGCTGACTTGCTTTTAATAAACCAATTTTCGTCGAAATTTTGATAAGGGAAGCTGATCTCTTCGATTCGCTCTTTTATCTCTTTATCGAACGGGTAGCGTCGAAGCGCGTCTATAAGATAGCCATATCTTGTCTCAATTCGCAAGCGCTCCTCCTTTCTAGCCCCAAGTGGGCTCTATACTTCTCTTTCGTACACGTCGAAGACTCCGACTTTCTGACTGTCACGATAGGCCAGCGCCTCTTCTTTAGTCTGAAATTCGATCTCTTCAAACTTTGTTGAATGATTGCAATCCCAGCGCGTACGCTTTAGATATTTTCTAATGACATAAACTTTCACACTATCCCCCCACACCGTTCATATCGGCAATTTCTTGTAATTCCTGCGCCATACGTGAGTTATAATCGGTATTCAGTTTATTAATAATCACGTCTTGCATTGTGTTTTTTTCTTCGATTTTCTCGAGCTCGTCCTTTTGCGTTCGGATCGTTTGTTGTAACTCGCTGTTGCTCGTCTCAAGCACCCGGACCCGTGAGTTAAGGTTGACGCATACAGCGATTAGGACGAAAAGGATAAACGCAAAATTCGCACGTATTAGCTTATCATTATTCATTATTTTCTCGCCCCTCTTTCCACATAAACCAGCCGATCACCGCGAGGCCTCCCAGCCACGCAAGCGATAAGAATCCGAAAACAAGTGTTAATAGATCCATTAGTTACCACCTTAAATTTCTTAATAAAGCCTTTTTGACGTTATACAAGTCTACTGAAGTAGTCTGAATCATACGTGGAATCCGTGCGTCATGCGCTTTAAGCCATATCTGGCATTTTTCAAAATCCACACAAGCTACTTCGTCAATATCTATACATTCTCCAACCCAGCCATATCTCGTGAACGCATATATAAACACATTATTGCTCATTCTTCCCATCTCCCCCTTAGATTCCGTGCGTTCATTCGTCCACTGCTTACATTAAGAGCTTCGTTCTGTCCCGTTTTAAATTCAAACGTTTGTCCGTCAAAAACAACATTCCCGTTGCTACTTTTTAATTCTTTGAAAATCAACTGACTCTTAGTATATGGGTATCTGTTTGGTCTACTCATATCTACACCTCATTCATATCCTCAAGGGTATCCCACATACCCTTATGTAAGTTTGTGATATTCTTCATGTACTTACTCCTTGCTGGGATGCTCTTAAATTCCCACCATTCAGCACCATCATACTCGTAACGCTCAATCCACCAGTCTTCACCAACTAGCACAAGATCTTTTGCTACATGTTGAGCACCATAACCAGAATCATACTCTGTATCCCTTGCTACTGTTTCAAAATTCTTTTTTGTGATCTCAAAATCATCACCTTGAACATATAAAACATCATCTAGTGTTTTACCATATGTTTCTAAAAACTCTACTGTTTCATCTAACAAATTTGTACTCATTCTTCCACCTCCTCAACTTCAAACAGCGGGCTATCAAATACTTCTCCAAACCCAGCTTCTTCTAGTTCTTTGCGAGTGTGGTGTCCTCTTTGATGATCTATTTCATAGATCGAAGAGAAAAACCACGTTTTGTTTCTCTTTTCAAAAATTAGGCAATTATTAAAATACACACCTTTAACCCTTACAAAATACCGCTTTTCTTTCTCGACTGTGTAGCCGAATTGATGCATATTGACAAGGATTTGAAAAGGTTTTGTGTGACCATCTACTATCCATTCTTCAAAATCGCTTAATTCTTCCCCACTAAAAAGATCTGGCATCCGATCAATACACCTAAACAAGTTTCCTTCAAAATCATCTTTGTTAGCTTCGTACCAGTCCGCCACAAATTGTGGCACTTGGACTTTCTGCGGTTCGTCTAGCAACTTAATCAATTCCAACGCTGTTAATTTATCAATCATAGGTCTTGGTCTGCTACAATCTGAAGGTAAATGAGAAATTCTCTCAAACAACTCTTGTTTATTCATTTTCTTGCTCCTTATAATATTCTTCCGCAAGCTCATCTAACCACGACCACTCATTGACATCATCAATCGATTCTACGTCCTTTTCTTGCAACCAAGCCGAGAAGTTCACCACGTTATCAATATAGATTGTGTCAAAATCACCCCAATTCCAAACAGTCAGATTAATCTCTGTTTTATTCCCGTTTTCGTCTTCAACAGTGATAGAACCGTTTTCAACCATCGCTGTTCCAAAACATAAATCACAAGTCCCTGTCTGTTCTTCCTGTATATCTGATACATAATCAATAACTTTATACTTCATTCTTCCACCTCTTCTACTTCTACGAGTGGGCTTTTTAAGAGCCACCCAATTCCTTTTAGGTTTAGCTCGTCGATTGTAAACGACTGCTTAAATTTTAGCTTGTATCGTCTATCGTCTTCGAGCTCGATCATGTATGTTTTTGTTGTCTTATTGAATCTCTTCGAGTTGCAAAGCAGACTCCGCAAGGACTCGATCTTTCGCCCTGTTTGTTCCGCGATCTCTTCCATGGTCCCAAACGCGAGCAGCGTATCGTCTTTATAATAAGCGAACGTGCGGACTTTCATTTCTGACCCTAAAAGCTCCACGTCTGAGATTCCGAAATAATCGCATATAGCCTCGATTCCTGTCCGATCGGGTACGCGATCGCCCCTTAACCAATAATCAATTGTATTATAGGACCAGCCCAGCTTTCTTGATAGTTGGGCTTTCGTGACTCCTTTTTCGTCCATTAGACGCCTCAGATTCTTTTTCAAGGCCTCGCGCTGTTTTGGATCATATTTCACGTATTCCATCTTCTGACCCTCTTCCCCACTTAAAGATTTGCACGTCGTATTTTTTGCCATCGACCGTAATCAATTCACTAGCTCCGCGCACATCTTCTCTGCCTTCGATTTGTTTTATAAGTTTGACGCAAGTTTCACCAAGAGATAATTGACTTTCTATTTCGTCGTATCTCTTTTCTTCCATCGCCCCAATAACTTCATAGTACGTTTTCTCTCTCATCGTGCCACTCCTTCCGCTTGTTTTTCTAGCCATTCAAACAAGAGCCCGAATTGCTTGACGACTAAATCGTCGTCATGGTATTTTTTGCAGATCTCAGCGATCGCGTCCACGGTCCAAAACCAGTAACGCTCGGA